TTATGATTGGTTAATGTATGATAATAAAAGACAAGTATCTTTTAATGTTATAGATGATTTTTTAAAACCAAATTTAGCTGATGCTGAAACAACAGGAAATGCAAATCAATCTTTAGATTTTTTAAGTAATGGAGTAAAATTTAGAGGTAATGGTGCTAGTTCAAATGGTTCTGGTGCATCATACATTTTTATGGCTTTCGCAGAAGCACCATTCGTAAATTCTAATGGAGTACCTTGTAATGCTCGTTGATCCATGAAGTTTATACTGCTTATATCGGTATGCTCTTTTTTACAAAACGAATGCAAAGATCCAATAGAATTTGATTTAAAATTTAACACATGGAAAGAATGCGCTTTAGCTGCATTTGATACTAGCGAAAAATATCTAAACACCATAGATGAAAAAACTGTAAATGAATTTAGACTTGCAACTAAATTTAGTTGTGAACCAATAAAGGAAACGTGATGGCAAAAAAGAAATCTCAACACTCTAACGTACAAGATCACAATGGCATTAGAATATCCTACCATGAGAAAGTTTGCGCAGAACGAATGAAAACTTTGTTCAAAGCAATCGATGAAATGCGAGTAGATATTAAATCATTAAAAGCTGACATGAATAGAGGTAAAGGAGCTGCTACAATAATAATATTGATAGGTGGTTTACTTGGCTCAATCCTCTACTACTTCACGAAATAGAACAACTGCTGCTAAAGGTTTATCTAATGAACTATTAGCTGCTGCTGAATTTGCAAAGGATCCAAATCTAATAGTCTTTACCCCAATAGGCGCGGGGCCAATAGACATATTAGTTCTTAACATAAAGACGGGGGAGTACACGGCTTATGATGTCAAAACACAAAACTATCGCAAGAATGGCTGGAAGATTATTAGAGCTAGAACTGGCGAGCAAAAAAGATTAGGTGTCAAAATTCTCAATTTTGATCCAGAAAGTAAATGAAGCATGGAAGAAGTTAAACAAAGAATTAAAGAACACGAAGGGTTTAGGGATACTGTGTACTCCGATAGCCTGGGTTTCGCTACAATTGGGTATGGCCATTTGGTTCTACCTACCGATGACTTTGTTGAAGGTGTTGAATATCCTAAAGAAGATCTTGAAAAAGTTTTTGAATTGGATTTTAACGAAGCTCTACAATCTGCGAATGACTTATTGGAAGAAATAGAAGCTCCCGAAATTATTAAAGGTGTTATTTGTGAAATGTGTTTTCAACTTGGTAAACCCCGTGTAATGAAATTTAAAAAAATGTGGAATGCTCTTATCATGGAAGATTACGATGTGGCAGCAGATGAAATGATTGATAGTGCTTGGCACAAGCAAACTACGTCAAGGTGTGAAAGCCTGGCGGAATTAGTAAGAGGTTGCGCATGATCCAGTTATTAAGTTTATTAAAAAACCCAGTAACTAAAATGGTGTTTAATAAAGCAACTGAACACTTTAAACATAAAGCAGAAAAGCAAAAAGTAATTAGAGCTGCTGAAATAGAAGCGGCTAAAGATGTAGATATAACTAGAATTAAAAGCCAGGATCAATCTTATAAGGATGAGATATTAATGCTCTGGCTAATCGGAATGCTAACTACTGGTTGGTTTCCAGGTACTAGAGAAAACTTTAGAGAGTGGGTAGCAATCATAAATGATCTCCCAGATAGCGTATGGTATTTGGTTATCATCGTATTTACAGCCAGCTTTGGTTCAAGAGTTTCTGACAAATTAATGAATAGGAAAAAGAAATGACAATAACTAAATCAGACTTTGATCCGCATTGTTTTGGCGGACAGTATCAAGATCCACCAGATACATTACACTTTCAATTTGAAGGTGTTAGATGCGATAACTATGTCTATCGTTATGCTTTAGTAGATAAATTTAGACCGAATAAAATAGATGCTAGAAGTAAAAAAACAGAAGAAGAAGTAGGTAAGTCTGGCAAGGAGATAGCTCAAAGTTATTTACCTTTAGTTTTAACAGAAGAAATAAAACCAAGTTTAGTAAGTAGGATTAAAAAGATTTTGTTCTAATGGCTAAACAAAAGTTTACTCATTTTGTACCCCGTGATCTTCCAAAGAAACGGCCAGGTGTACATAAAAAATCTTTAAATAAATCAGAAAAAAGACAGAAGAAACTTACAAGATACAAGGGTGGGGGTAGATGAAGATTAGCGAAAACACAAATATATCTTTACCCGTTAGAAATCTTTTAGCTTTATTGGCTGCCGTGGCTATGGGTATCTTTGCTTATACTGAAGTAACAACAAGACTTACAAGTTTAGAGACATCAAGAGAATTATTTAACGCAGATCTACTTAAAAAATCTGAACAACTACCAACAGATCAAGAGCAATTTATGTTGTTAGAAGATCTATATAAAACAGTTGAAAAGATTGAAACAAGAATTGAAGATATGATGCACAATAAAGTCAACATTCAATTCTTGCAAAAACAAATAGAAAAAGCTCTGGAAGATATAGAGATTTTAAAAGATAAAGTAAGAGCTAACGGGAGCCATGGATGACAGAGATTGTAATAGCTCTCCTTATGATAGTAAACCATGAAATTAAAGAGCATCGTATTCAACCTTCAATGTCGGATTGTTTAAAGGGTAAGAGGGTAGCAATGAGACAAAGTAAAAGTCATGTTGAATATAAATGTATTAAATCAAAAGCAGAATTAGAAACAAACATTGATGGTTCAACAGCCATTAAAAAATTAATTTTAGAATAAAAAAATGATTGACAAATATATAATAAAATTTTTAGGAGCAATAGATAAATTTACAGATGGAATAACTAATTTTTTATTTTCTCCTCGATGCAAATGTAAGAAAAAAAAATGAAGATAATTAAACCAGTAACTTATGGATTATTAATTATTTTTTGGTTGACACTTATATTTTCAACTACCAATGCTTTTGCTGTAACACAAACAAATACTAGTGGTTCTAACACAAATATAAGTGGAGCATATACTGGAGGATCAACAACTTATGAAAGTGGATCTACTTCATCTAGTACAACCACAAACAGCACAACATCTAATATGAAATCAGCTCCATATACATCTGCTGCGCCATCTTTAGGTTCAATGAATAATTGCGCATTAGCTTTATCTGCTGGAGTGCAAAACTTTTCAATAGGTGTATCAGCTGGCAGACATTATATCGATCCAGTTTGTCAAACAATTAATTTATCAAAAGCTCTATATGGTATGGGTATGAAGGTTGCAGCTATAAGTGTGTTGTGTGGTAACGAAGAAATATTCCACGCAATGAGTGCAGCGTTTGCAAATACTCCGTGTCCGATTGAAGGCAAGATTGGTGCAGAGGCAACTAAAATATTATTTGAAAAATATAATGGCAAGATGCCTACCTATGAACAATACCTAAAACTTGAATTAAAAAGAATTAAAGAAGAAAAAAAAATAATTTTACCTAAAAAAAAACCAACAGAATTACACACTAAATGATTTGGTTAATAATATTTATAGGAGTAATGGCTTATGCGGTTTATCGTATCAATACTTTTGCTGATAGTATCAATCCATACAATTTCAGCAGAAGAAATAACGACAAATAATTTATTAACTAACGGCAACTTTGAGACTGGCAATGCTAATGGTTGGACTACAAGTGGGGATACCCAGGTAGTTAATGATTGCTGCGAGTTAAATGGTGTATCAAGTAATTATGATTTAGAGTTTGGCAATAGCGGATCTATTTCACAAGATGTTAATTTAACTACTAATACTATTACCCAGGATATGCTGGATAATGGTATTACTTTAAACCAAGTAACCGAGGTACAAAACGGAGAATGCTCCGTAAATGGATGTTGGGGAGGTAGTGGAGCTGCCGATAGCTTTACTATAAATCTTAATATTAAAGATAGCTCTGGTAATGTAATTGCTACCATGACATCTACTAGAACAGATGTAACGGGTATTAACGGAGCTAATTTTACTGATACTCTTATCTATACTGGTAATGGTTCAAATGTAGGTAACACTACTATTTCTGCCATAGATGCAAATGCTCCAGCAACTCTTGGTGGGCCAAACATAGACAACATATCATTAACCATGATTTATAATAATGTTGTTTTACAAGTTGAGACTACACAAGCATTACAAGAATTTGAAGAACAAGTTTTATTTCAAGAAGAAGTACAATTTTTTACTAAAGAATTTGTAGAAATATTTACTGAAAAAATAGAAACGATTGCAGCTTCTTCATTACAAACAGAAGAAAAAGCGGTAGAGATAACAGCTGCTGTATTAGAGTTTGAAGAAAAAACAGAAACTAAAGTAACTAAAGCTGAAATACAAACAACTTCTTTTTTACCTCCACCAACTATGATGATGGAAGAAAAGGAAGAAAAAAAACCAGCTGAAATAGCAATGGCAATTATGGAAGAAACTAAAAATGAGGAACCTCCATCAGAGCCAGAAGAAATAATAGAAACTGAAAAGGAAACTACAAATGTACGGGAAAAAGAAACCAACGAAAGTCAAGCCAAAACAGAAACCAAAACAGAAACCAAAGAAAAGGTAACTGCTAAAGCGGAGACTAAAACTAATAAATCTAATACTAAAGTTAGTAAATTAGAAGCGTCTATGGATAAGGTAGATGCAGTAGTTAAAGATGCTGCTAAAAATTTAGAAGTTAAAAGTATTATAAAGCTAGATGCTATGCAAAGTGATAGCTCTATTAACCTGGCTGTCTATAACAACCAGGCGTTTTATAAGAGTAAAGATATATATCTTAATCAAGTTATGATGTTTGATAACAGAGACATCTATAACAATGTAACCTTGGTTAATTACATTAGTAATGATCCAATAAACATTAAAGAAAATATCTTACACGACATCAATAAAAGAAAAGAAAAACTATTAATAGAAATAGAGGTACTTAAAAATGGATAGTATTAAAAAGAACTTAACTAACATAGTTGTCATCATTGGTTTAATTGGTTCCATTGGAGCTGGTTTTACAAAGTATGGAGAACTGACTACTAGATTATCT